ATTTGGTTGTCGTAACTGGCCAAAGTAAAACCGTTTCTAAATAACTGGGAAGGGTGTTAGAATACCCCAATCAGAGGGAACACGATAAACCAAAGTCGCATATCAATACCAGGAGGTATTATGAAGCGAGTAAGTTGGAAGTATTTAGCAGGGTTGATTGACGGTGAAGGTTGTATAGACCTTGCCACAACCAAAGTAAACGAACAGTTTTATGTTCAACCAAGAGTCAGAATAGGAATGTCAGACTCAGCAAAGTTTTTGTTAGAGATGAATCAGCAAAACTTTGGTGGACACATGGAACATCGTGAAAGTAAGAACGACAACTGGCAATCTTCAACAACTTGGATTTTGTCAGGCTACAAAAAAGCATGTCCGGTTCTTAGGAATATAGTCAATCACCTTATCTTGAAGAGAGAACAAGCTCGGTTATGTCTCTGGATGGAGACAAACTTAAAAGGTACAAGGCTTCAACAAGATGTGTTGGACGCAGTACGAGAAGAGTTTAAGCTAATGAAGCGTGACCCGCACAGACTAAGTGAAACGGCTCAAGAGAAACTATTAACACTCTTGGGAAGCTATAGTCGGAAGGATTGAAAGATCCTAAGCAGATGAAATCGTTGCTTCTTACAAAAAAGCTCTTGTGATGGCTAACCTCATCAACAAGATGAGCATGAAAGGTAAGAAAGGCGATACCCTTCACATTCCAGTACCAACCCGTGGCTCTGCATTCGCTAAAGCAGCTAACACTGCTGTTACGATTCAGGCTGATGTTGAGACTGAAGTTCAGGTGCTCTTGAACAAGCACTTCGAATACAGCCGCTTCATCGAAGATATCGTCGAAGTTCAGGCTCTGTCCTCGCTTCGTCGTTTCTATACGGAAGATGCAGGCTATGCACTTGCTCGTCAAGTAGATACCGATCTTATCCAACTTGGTCGTTCCGCTAACAACGGTGCTGGCACTGCTGCTTATGCTAACGCATACATCGGTGGTGATGGTAGCACTGCTTATAATAGCGGTACGCCTAACGCTTCAGCATTGACTGACGCAGGTATTCGTCGTATGATCCAACGTCTGGATGATAACGATGTTCCTATGACAGATCGTTATTTGGTTGTTCCTCCTTCCAGCCGTAACACGTTGATGGGTATCGACCGCTTCACCGAGCAAGCTTTCGTTGGTGAAACCGCTGGTGGTAACACCATCCGTAACGGTCAGATCGGTGATGTGTATGGCGTTAAAGTGTTTGTTACGCCTCAGTGTGACACCGCTACTGGTTCAGCACGTATTGCTCTTATCTTCCACAAAGATGCAGCAGTAATGGCAGAACAGATGGGTGTTCGTTCGCAGACCCAATACAAGCAAGAGTACCTTGCTACGTTGTTTACTAGCGATATGCTTTACGGTGTTTCTTTGCTCCGTAAAGGTGACCTTGCTAGCGTACCAACCTCAATGTTCCCCATCGCAGTACCTGCTTAATTAAGCATAGGGGAGGCTAAACAGTCTCCCCTAATTACAAAGAGGTCACAATGGTCAAATTTCGTTGTAAGTTATCTGGTGTAGTACATGAGTTTGAATCAGAGTATGACATTAAACAGATGCGTAGACATCCTGATTATGTTGAAGTAAAAGAAGAAGAAGAACAAAAACCTATAGAGAAGAAGGTCACGAAGAACTCTAAAGAGGGTTAACAATGCCTACCATTAAAATCAAGGGATCATCAACAGCTTCTTCTGTACCGTCATCTCTTGCATTAAGAGAACTAGCAGTTAACGTCACAGACAAGAAGCTTTATGTTGGTGATGGGTTTACTGTCCAGAAAGTTGTTGGTTCTCTTGGTAATCAAGAAGCTAACGCTGTAGCAATCACTGGTGGCTCTGTTGTTGGTATTACTGACTTAGCAGTTGCTGACGGTGGAACAGGCGCATCAACAGCAGCACAAGCAAGAACTAACTTAGGTGTCACGGCTACAGGCTCTGACACCACTTATGCTTTCAGGGCTAACAATCTTTCTGACTTAGCTAATGCAACAACTGCAAGGACGAACCTAGGTTTAGGTACGATTGCAACACAGAATGCTAATGCGGTTAATATCACTGGTGGTGTTGTCAGCGGTATCACTGATCTTGCAGTCGCTGATGGCGGTACTGGAGCAAGTACTGCTGCTGATGCAAGAACTAATCTAGATGTTCCTAGTAGAACTGGTAGCGATGCTTCTGGTACATGGAATATTAGCATCACAGGTAATGCAGCTACCGCAACTAACGGTGTTGTTACGACAGGAAGCTACAGCAATCCTACATGGTTAACAGCACTAGCATGGTCTAAGGTTACTGGTACACCAACAACACTAGGTGGTTATGGCATCACTGATGGTGTATCAACAGCAAGTACGTATAGTAACCCATCCTGGTTAACAGCATTAGCATGGTCAAAGATTACATCAACACCTACGACACTAAGTGGTTACGGTATCACTGATGGTGTATCTACAGGTGGTAGCTATGCAGATCCAACCTGGATTACATCTTTAGCTGGTTCTAAAATCACTGGTAACATCAGTGGTAATGCAGCAAATGTCACTGGCACAGTAGCAGTTGCTAATGGTGGTACTGGTGGTACAACAGCAGCTACAGCAAGAGCTAACCTGTTACCATCTTACGCTACCAACGCTACAAAGGTATTGGCTGTCAATGCAGGAGAAACCGATGTTGCTTGGGTTACTGCTGGTGGTGGTGGTATTGGTGATGTTGCTGGTCCTGCATCTTCTACTGACAATGCTGTAGCAAGGTTTGATGGTACAACAGGTAAGCTTATCCAGAATAGTGCATTCACTGTTAATGATAGCGGTGAAGTCATGGCCGGTACGTGGACAGCTACAACGATTAGTCCTTTATATGGTGGTACTGGACAGACTAGCTACACTAATGGCCAACTACTTATTGGTAACGCTTCTGGTGGTTTAACGAAGGCTACGCTAACCGCTGGTTCGAATGTAACCATAACTAATGGTGATGGTGCTATTACCATCGCTGCTACAGGTGGTGGCGGTGGAGGATCATCAACGATCCTAGAGAATGATGTTGTCATATCATCTAGCTACACACTAACAGCAAATAAGAATGGACTATCTATTGGTCCTGTAACAATCAACACTGGCGTGGCTGTAACTGTACCTACTGATCAGCGGTGGGTTGTATTAGCTTATTAAGGATAAAAAATGTCTGCTATTAAAGTTCAAGGAAATGCTAGCGGTACTGGTACACACACGATTCAGTCCGCTAATACTAACTCTAACCGTACTGCTACGTTGCCTGATGCGGATACAACGCTTGGTTACTTAAACGTACCTATTAGTTCTACTACAACGACACTAGCTACAAGTGATGTTGGTAAAGTCGTTTCTCTGTCCGCAGGTATTACAATACCGGATGCAACATTTTCAGCAGGTGATGTTGTTTCCTTATATAACAATACCAGCGGTAATCTAACACTAACCTGTTCAATTACTACTGCTTACATTGGTGGAACAGATAGTGATAAAGCAACGATGACACTAGCTACTAGAGGTGTATGTACAGTTTTGTTTATCAGTGGCACTGTTTGTGTTGTTACTGGTAACGTGAGCTAAAGCCATGACCGGTATTCTTAACTTATTGCTTGGTGGTGCTGCCAAGAAGTTCACCATCATCCAAACCTTCACAGCAACCTCAACGTGGACTTGCCCTACTGGGGTGACTGAGGTTGAGTATTTAGTTGTGGCTGGTGGCGGAGGCGGCGGCGCTGGTACTGCTAATAGCTCTGGCGGAGGCGGCGGAGGAGCCGGAGGGTTTAGAACGGGTACAGGGCTTGCCGTTACAGCAGGAACGGATTACACCATCACCGTCGGCGCTGGTGGCGCTGGTAAGACTGGTGGTGGGTCTAGGGGAGACCAAGGAAGTTCTTCAATATTTAGCACAGTCACTTCCGCAGGCGGGGGTGGGGGTGGTGGGTCAGTTTCAGGCGCAAACCAAAGTTCTGGTGGAAACGGCGGTTCTGGTGGCGGCGGCTCTGGAGAAAATGCAATCACAACTCCTGGTGGTTCAGGAAATACCCCCTCTGTAAGCCCGTCGCAAGGTAATAATGGCGGCTCTCCAACTGCTGGAGCGCCTAACTACGCTTCTGCCGGTGGCGGTGGTGCATCCGCAGTTGGCGGTAATGGTAACGGAACAACCACAGGCGGAAACGGCGGGGCTGGCACCTCATCATCAATAACAGGCACTTCTGTTACTTATGCTGGTGGGGGTGGAGGTGCTACATATCGAGGTGGAACCGCTGGGACTGGTGGCAGCGGTGGTGGGGCCAATGGATCAAACGCTGCTGCAAGTACACCGGCTGCTGGATCTGTTAATACAGGCGGCGGGGGCGGAGGAAACGCAGATGGTGGTACGTCAAGCGCAGGCGGCTCCGGCATTGTCATCCTGAAATACAAAGCACCATCACAAACCGTATTCACCTTCAAAGGGTCTGGTCAGTGGACTGTGCCTACTGGTGTTACGTCAATTGATTACTTAGTGGTTGCTGGCGGTGGATCTGGCGGAGGGTTTGCCACAGCAAGCGGGCGTGGCGGCGGTGGCGGTGGTGGTGGCTATAGAACTGGTGCGGGGCAGGCTGTTAATGCAGGGCAAGTACTAACAATTACCGTCGGTGCTGGCGGAGCAATTGGTTCACCAGGGAGCAATGGTGGCTCGTCGTCAATTAGTAATTTAGGATCGTCTTCGCCTTATACAACTATAACTTCTGCTGGCGGGGGTTATGGCGCCTCTACTTCTGGTGCGGCCAGTAACGGTGGCTCCGGCGGAGGTGGTTATGCAGACCCAAGCGGGTTTCCAACAGGCGGCACTGGAAACACTCCAAACACTTCACCAAGTCAAGGAACTAACGGAGGTAATGCCCCTGGTGGAGCGCCTAACTACGGCGGAGGAGGCGGTGGCGGGGCTAATACAGCAGGTTCAAACGGTTCTACAACTGCTGGCGGCAATGGCGGGTCTGGGCAAACTGGCCCGTCGTTTGCATCTTCGTATGGAGTTAGTGGCGTATTCGCAGGTGGTGGTGGAGGCGGAACTTTTGGCGGCGGTACGGCAGGAACTGGCGGATCGGGAGGTGGTGGCGCTGGAGGGCTTGGAACCGCGCCAGGAACGCAGGGGAACAATGGAACTGCTGGCACTGCAAATACTGGTGGCGGTGGTGGTGGCTCAGGAACTGAAGGCGGAGCGCCGTTTAGGTCAGGAAATGCAGGAGCAGGCGGTTCCGGTATCGTAATCATCAAAATCAATCAATAAGAGGTCACATGAGCGACAAGAAAATACTAAGGTTTTACGGGATCGACACGGCAATGCACCTGCTACGGCCTAACGCCAAGTGGGAGATCACCAATAACGTCATCACCAGATGGGATGATCCACGGCCTAAGCCCAGTATGGAGGAAATCTACTGGGTGATGGAAAAGATCAAGGAGTTTGAAGAGTCCATCCCCACGATCTGGCTTGATGAGGATTGGGAGAAGATCACTGGTGAGCGTAGGATGATTGAAGAGGCTATGGGATCATGAACTTACATAGCTTATTCCCAACTGCTGTAGGATTCTTTAATCTTGATCGCTCATTGACTGAAGAAGAAAAAGACTTTCTATTAACGCTGGAACAACGTCCTAACATGGGAAACAGAACCAGCAAAGATAACTTTGTACTTCGTAATCAGTGCATGACTTCCTTACGTAGTTGGATGGAAGATTGTGTTGATGAATACTTCAAAGCCACTGTAAACCCTAAACATGCTGTGAATCTACGTATCACACAGTCTTGGGTTAACTACAGTGAGCCAGGACAGTTTCATCACAAACATGCACATCCTAATTCGTATGTCAGTGGTGTGTTCTATGTACAAACCAATGAAAACGATAAGATTTACTTCTACAAAGATGGGTATCAACAGATCAAGTTCCCTACAGCACAGTGGAATGAATGGAACAGTGAATCATGGTGGTTCGAAGCTGCTGAAGGAAAGCTTATATTGTTTCCTTCTAACTTAACACACATGGTCCCTACTGTTGAGGGTGATGTTGTTCGGACATCCCTGAGCTTTAATTCATTCCCTGTTGGTGTTGTTGGTGAAGAACTAGATCTTACTGGATTAAAACTGGAGGCTTAAGTGGCACACTTTGCTAAGATTGATGAGAACAATGTAGTAATTCAAGTCGTTGTTGTTGACAACAAAGACACTGCTGATGCTTCAGGTGTAGAGAAAGAACACATCGGTGCAGCATTCCTAGAAAGACTACTAGGTGGTACGTGGAAGCAAACGTCTTACAACGGAAACAAGCGTAAGAACTATGCTGGTATGGGTTATACCTTTGATGCTGTCCGTGATGCTTTTATACCACCTAAGCCTTCTGATGATGCTGTATTAGATGAAGAGACATGTCAGTGGATTGTTACTGATTCTATTGGTGCTGATAGCGTAGCTGATTCAGTGAGCTAATCATGGCTTTACAGGCAGATGAGCATGTAAAGCAAGTTGGTGATGCCCTATCAATCATTACAGTTGTAGGTACTCTAGCTGAATTACTGCCTGCAATGGCTGCTGTCCTTACCATTGTATGGACTGCAATCAGGATATGGGAAACAGACACAATACAGATGATCTTTGGAAGGAAGAAAGATGCAACAAAAGCCAAAGAAGATTGAGAAAGTTATGCGTGAGTACAAAGAAGGTACTCTGCATAGCGGTAAAGGTGGTCCTGTAGTTAAGTCACGTAAACAAGCAGTTGCTATAGCCTTGTCAGAAGCTAAGAAGAAAGGAAAGAAGAAATGATGAAACCCTGTCCAGGATGTCCTACCCCAGCTAAGTGCAAGAAAGCTGGTAAGTGTATGATGAAAGCCAAAGAAGCAAAGAGAACAAAGTGAAACCAGGCTTGTACGCTAACATCAACGCCAAGCGTAAGCGTATTGCTGAAGGCTCTGGTGAGAGGATGAAGAAGCCTGGAAGTAAAGGTGCTCCAACCGCTAAAGATTTCAAGGAGGCAGTTAAAACTGCTAAGAAGAAATGAAAGACTCTAGATTGGCAAGGGCAGGAGTGTCTGGGTACAACAAACCGAAGCGTACACCGGACCATCCTACGAAATCTCATATTGTTGTTGCAAAGGACGGTGATCAAGTAAAGACGATTCGCTTCGGACAACAAGGTGTTAAGGGTTCTCCTGAAGGTTCAACAAGGAACAAAGCCTTTAAAGCTCGCCATGCAAAGAACATAGCTAAAGGTAAGATGTCAGCGGCCTACTGGGCTGATCGGGAGAAGTGGTGAAATGGCTACTACTTATTTGGATCTAGTTAACGCAGTACTACTTAGAGTACGTGAACCTACAGTACAGACTGTCAGTCAATCATCGTACTCTTTGTTGATCGGTGAGATGGTCAATGAAGCCAAGAGAGAAGTTGAAGATGCTTGGAACTGGGCTATCTTTCGTACAACAAAGACTATAAACACTGCTAGTACTGTATCTCAATACGAGATTCCTAGCACTAATCCACGTACTAGGGTGTTATCTATTTATCTTCCAAGTGCTCATCTCTACTTAGAGAAAGTATCTGAAGATCATATGAACACACTACTGAATGTTAATCCTACACAGGCTGGTAGACCTTACTACTACAGCTTTGCACCATCTACAGCAGCTACAGGTGTACTTAACATCAGTGTATTCCCTATACCAGATCAGGTATACAGCATCAAAGCAGAGTGTGTTGTACCTCAAGAAGATTTAGTAAATGACCTAGACTATGCTTGGTTACCAAAGGATGTGATCGTACAAGGTGCTTATCTTCGTGCTATCAATGAACGTGGTGAAGATGGTGGTCGTTTGTCCGATCAACAATCAGAGTTATATCGTAAGACTGTAGCTAACTATATCTCTATTGAAGCTGAACGCTTCAAAGATGAGTTAACCTGGGAAGCAGTATAATGGCTGATCAACTCAAAGCCATCAGTATTGTAGCTCCTGGCTTTGCAGGTCTTAACACCCAAGACTCTTCTGTCTCATTGACAAAAGACTATGCTTTGATTGCACAGAATGCCGTGATTGATCAGTTTGGTCGTATCGCTGCTAGGCGTGGTTGGGACAATGTTAATACCTCTGCTGGGTATAACAACACAGAACCTTATGTTATCAAACAAGTGATTAAGGATGATGGTACAACTGAGATCCTTACCATTGGTGATAACAAGATCTATTCAGGTACTACGTCACTTACATTGAAGTACACTGGTTCTACGTGGACAGCACAGGATTGGAAAGTCATTGACTTCAATGATATGACCTTCTTCTTTCAGCGTAACCACAATCCTATAGTGTATGATCATGTAACTAATACATATAGTTTGATGTCAGCACATCCTGGTTATTCAGGTACAGTACCATTAGGTAATGAAGTATTAGGTGCTTTTGGTCGTTTATGGGTTGCTGACACTACCACTGATAAGGTTACCATCACATGGTCTGATGCTCTACAAGGGTTTAAATGGTCTGGAGGCTCTTCAGGCTCTATTAACTTAGAGAGTCAGTTCACTAATGGTACTGATAGTATCGTAGCCTTAGCAGCCTTTAATGGCTTTCTCATAGCATTCTGTAAGAAGTCTATCATCATCTTCTCTGGTGCTGCATCAGATCCTACGAGTAACCTCGCTATCGTAGAAGTTATTGATGGTGTTGGTTGCATCAGTAGGGATTCAGTACAGGATGTAGGATCAGATATCTTCTTCTTAGCTGATACAGGTGTACGTAGTCTTGGTCGTATCATACAAGAGAAGTCAGCACCTTTGTTTGATGTATCAAAGAACGTTAGAGATGATCTTATTTCTGATGTGATTGCTAACAGTAATGATGCAGAGATCAAGTCAGTCTATTATGAGAAGGATGGTTTCTATCTACTAACACTACCTACTCGTGGTATTACATACTGTTTTGACCTAAAGAGTAGACTTCCTGATGGTTCTTGTAAAACAACTACATGGACTTTATCACCAAAGAACTTCTGTGCTACGAACAACCGCTTACTTTATCTTACTCGTCCTGGCTACATTGGTTTGTATACAGGAAACAATGACAACGGATCTTCATTCCGTTTTGCATACTACACCAGCCACATCGATGCTGGGTCAGCATACGTATTGAAGATCTTAAAGAAGATTGTGTTGTTGATCATTGGTGGTCAAGCAACTAACGTGTTCCTTAACTGGGGTGTTGATTATGGTAATTCATACCAATCAGCATTGATCCCACTACCTGCACAGACTCGTGCTGAATACAATGTGTCAGAGTACAACATCGCTGAATACAACGCAGGTATCTTAATCAATACTGTACGTCAGCAAGTTAGTTCTACTGGTAGAGTATTCCAGATAGGTATTGAAGCTGATATCAGCACTGACATCTTTTCTGTACAACAATTGGATGTGTTCGTTAAATCTGGTAGGGTAATCTAATGAGTAACTATACGAAGACTGTTAACTTTGCTGCTAAGGATTCCCTACCTAGTGGGAATGCTGCAAAGATTATTAAAGGCACTGAGATCGATACTGAATACAATAATATTGCTTCTGCTGTTCAAACAAAAGCAGATATCGCATCTCCTACTTTCACTGGTACAGTAACAGTACCTACGTTGAATGTTACCACATCATTCACTGGTAGCTTTGACGTAGATGGGGGTACATACTAATGAGTACGACAAGGATTGGGGATTTTAGGCAGACTGAAGGTGATGATGGTTTGTTCGCCTTAGCTGCTAATGGATCTGCTACTGTAAGCACTACTTCTGCTAGATCAGCTTATGATCTTATAGTTGATGATCTAAACAATCTGTACACCACACTACTGAAGCGATCAGCAGACAAGCCTGGGCTTGATTGGTGGGCTAGTCAGGTCAGTGCTGGTAACGCTTCCATAGCTGATGTAGCTAATGAATTCAGAAACAGTGCAGAGTACAAAGTTGTTACTGCATACAATGATGTACTTGGACGGTATCCTGAAGAGGCTGGTCTTAACTGGTGGGTTGATCAAGCATCTAAGCAGAATCTAACTGTAGATCAACTTAAGAAAGAACTAAGTAAGACTCCTGAACTAATCTCTAAACAGTTAGCACCACTACAATCTAAGTGGGATGCTGAAGTAGCGAACCAAGAGCAACCAGGAATCCAGACAGATATCAAGACTGGGGAGATTACCTTTGGTGGTGATAGCTGGGATGCGTACAGAGTTCCTAATGGTGGTCTGATTATTCAGAAGATGAATGCTGATCAGTCTAACTTAGGAAAGAATCAGTACAGGGCAGATATCTTAAATCCTGATACAGGCGAAGTAACTACTCAGGTTGTTAACCGCAGTCAAATGCCTACGATTGGTAGGAATATCACACTAGGTTTGATGGCTCTAGCAGCCCTTAATCCTGGTTTGTTCGATATCGCTGGTACAGCGGCAGGATCTACCAGTACCGGAGCTACTACAGCAGGTACGACAGCAGCAACAGGAGGAACAACTACTGGTGGTTTACTCAGTGGGGCTTCTGACCTTGCTGTTGCTGGTGTTGAAGGAGCAGCATCACAGGCTGCAACAAGTGCTTATACGCAGACACTAGCTGCTACTGGTAATACAGCCTTAGCAAACATTGCTGCTGATGTAGCCTCTGGTAATGTTGCTGGTGGTCTATCTGTTTCTGATGCGGTAAATGCTGGAGTTACAGCAGCATCTAATGCAGTTGCTACAGGCGCAGTAACTGGTACAGGTGCTGTTACTGGTGGAGGTGGTGCTGTAACAGGTGGTATTTCAGCAGGCACTGGGGCTACAGCAGGCGGTTTACTAACTGGTGCTGGTACTGCTGCGACAGGAGCAACTACCGCAGGTACTACCACAGCAGGAACTACTACTGGAGCAACCACGGCTGGTGCTGCTGGCGCAGGTGGAGCCGCAGCCGGAACAGCAGGTGCTACAGCAGCGGGTACGGCAGCAGGGTCTACGGCTGTAGACACAACTAAACTATTAACTGGGTTTGGTGATTCTCTTGTTAAAGGGTTCAAAGACGTAGCTAGTACTTTGTTAGGTGGTTTAGCAGGTGGTAATCAGTCCAACGCTGTTGCTGGTCTTATCAGTGCTGGTATCGGTTATCAACAAGCTAAAGAAGCTGCTGATGCGTTACTCCAACAAGGGCAGATCAGTCAACAACAATACAATGCACTTGCATCTAACATTCAAGGACAGTATAATAATCTAGCAACACAGACAGGTCAACAGTTAGGTGAGTTTACACCTTATGGTATCACTACCAACTTGTTTGGTCCTTCTGGTCAGAACATTCAGAATGCTGCAATGCAGGCTGCACAGCAGTCTTTCAACCAAGCAGGTCTAACTAATGTTGATCAGTTATCTCAGGATTACTACAACAAGTTAGCTGCATTGTCCGCACCAGAGCAACAACGTCAGCGATTAGCCACTGAAGAACGCTTACGTTCGCAAGGTAGATTGGGTGTAAGTGGTTCTGCTTATGGTGGTACGTCACCAGAGTTATTAGCTCAGGAACAAGCTATAGCACAGCAGCAACTACAACGTGAGCTACAGTCTAGACAGGCTGCATTAGGCGAACGTGGTACGTTACTGTCTCAAGGCACTGCTGCACTACAACCTGCTGTACAGCTTGGAACCACAGCACAGCAAGCAGCACAACAACAGTTTTCTTCTAACCTTGCTAGACAGAATCTGTTAACTAACTTGCAGACACAAGGTATTCAATCTGCTGGTGTACTACAGCGTCAAGGGTTACAAGATGCTTTGTCAAGACAGTTGGCAGCAACCTATGCTAGGGCTAATGCTAATCAGCAACTAACACAAGGCTTGTTAGGTGGTGCTGGTGGTTCTAATGCCTTAGGTGGTGTTGTTGGTAGTGCTCTAGGTAATCTATTCAATCCTAATGCAGCGGGTAACGTAAACTCTTTAGGTTTTGGTACTGGCTTGGGATACGGTAATCAAGACATTGGTCTGTTTATCTAAGGAAATATAATGGCACAGCAACAGATGAGTTTGTTTGGTCCTAGCCTAGCACAAGCACAGGCTGCTATGGCTCAAGAAGATGAGGCAATCACAGCTAAGTTAGCACAGCTTACACCTGAACAAGGATTAGTCCGTATAGCCACGCAAGGCGGTAGACAAGCTGGTAGAGCTTTAGGTGGTTTGTTCGGTATCGAAGATCCTAGGCTGAAGGAAGCAGCACAGCAAGAAGCTATCTTCAAAGAACTGAAGGATAGTGGTGTTGACTTCACTAAACCAGAGCAACTGTACCCTGCATTGATTAATGCTTATCAGTCCAGAGGTATGATTGACAAAGCTATCGTAGCCTCTGCTAAGTATGAAGATGTTAAGCAAACACAGCAAAGAGGTAGGTTAACAGAGGCTCAGATTAAGTCTGCTGAAGGTACTGAGAAACGTGCTGAAGCAGCCGCTACAAGAACTGAAGAAGAGTATGATTACAGAAAATCTCAGAGAGCTTTGGATGAAGCAACGAAGCAGTTAGCTTTTGTTGCTAAGGTTCAAGATATCAATAGTCGTGGTTTAGCTGCTGAAGCAGCACAGGTAGCTTTAGATAAAGCCAAAGCAGAGATGGAAGCAATGCCGTCAGGCTTCTATAAGAGACAATATGAACTTAAGTTAGAAAAGTTAGAAGCTGACATCAAAGCTGCTAAAGCCTTAGCTACTTACCGTGATCGTGAAAGAGTACCAGAAAAAAAACGTAGTGCTGAGATACCGATCCGTGATGAATTGGGTATGGTCATTGGTAAGACTATTGTTTACAATGATGGTACACGAGAAACTGTTTACGGTAATGCTGCTCCATCAACAGAAGATACAGCATCTCAGGCAGCTAAAGGTATAGTTCCAGGCTCTACAAATATGATGGAACAGTTTAAGCAAATGGCTATTGCAGAAAAGAAACGTAGAGAAGAGGAACGTAAGAGACAACAACCTGGAGCTAAATAATGGCTATCAGTCCAGAGGCACTAAAGCTTCTTTCTGATACTGACCTAGATGCTCTCATAGCTGGTGATGTCCGCAAAGTATCAGATCAAGCACTGAACTTCCTCACTGGTGACATCGGTGCTGGTGAGGCTTTCCTAAGCAATGTAGAACGTGGTATCACTGCTTCAATGCGTGGAGCAGGACAGCTTATTAGACAGGCTGCTCCATCAGCCTTTGAACAAACTGTAGCTCCTTCGTCTCCTGAAGAAGTACAGCTACCACAGTTTACAGAAACCCCTGATGTAGAACGTGAACGTCAAGCTAGGATGGCTAGAGAAGTACGTCCTGTAGCAGGTTATGGTGGTCTTATCACTGGTGCTGTAGCTGATCCTCTAAACCTTATCCCAGTAGCTAGAGCAACTAACGTAGCTAGGGGTATTGCTGGTGGTGCTACAGCAGGTGCATTAGCTGGTACGTTAGAACCTACCTTCCAAGAGTTCGGTGATTCTAGGCTACAGAACATCGCTGTTGGTACTGCCTTTGGTGGTGCTGTTGGTGGTTTAATCGGTAAGTTCTTTGGTAAAGAGTTAGACAATATCTCTAAAGGCTTAAGGACCACTGATGAGGCTGCACCAACACCAACCACTGCTGTAGAAGAACCTCTAACAACACCAGCAACCTTCGAATCTCCTGAAGTACAGAGGATACTTGAAGAGTTAGGATCTACTGGTGCTGCACCAAGACAGGCTGCATTGCTAACAGAGCAACCACCTAGACGTAGCCTTGCTGAGATTATGCAGCGAGAACAGGATAGGATGGCTCCAGAAGAGCCTGTACAGCAAGAAGCTGCTCTACTACGTCCTATCGCTGAAGAAGCTCCTACAGGCCCTACAGGGCTTGCTAGGGTTATGCAGATGGAACAGCAAAGGCTTGCTGAAGAACAACCCAATGTAGGTGCTCTACTTACCAAGAGGTCTGATGATTACTTTACACAGACTGCTAGAGTAGCTGATGAAGGTATATCTACTCCGAAGGTACAGCAACTAGCAAAAGATACTGGACAAGATATCCGTACTGTGTTAAGAGATGTTAAGGCTAGTGATGATGTATTGAAAGCTTTGGAAGAAGCTAACATCACTCAGTTACCTAAGACATTTGATGAGGCGATAGATGTACTAGAGAATACGCCTTCACTAAGGAGAATACTAGATGCGTGTCTGTAATGCAGAAGCTGTTGTCAGGGCTGTTGTACCACGATATAAGTGGCAAGACTTGTCCGAAGCACAGCGAGAGAAGATATTTAGGCTGGGTCCTGAAGCGTCTAAACACATCATGGAACGTGGTGATACCTTAGATGGTTTAACCATGAAGGATGTCTATGACAGCATTGGTGAACAGTTTCAACAAAGGATGAAAGCAGCATCAAGGAATGTTGTACCGGACAAGAAAGTTATTGATAGTGTTGATAAGTTCTTAGCGAACAAAGATGTAGGGTTTGCTGGTGATTGGGTTAAGACAGCATGGACTAAAGGCAAAGCATTCAATGCTGAAGAACTAGAGGTAGCTGCTAGAGGTTTCTCTCATGCAGTGAATACTGCTAATGATTCTGCATTACTGAAGCTAGTAGAGCAAGGCGATGAGGCTGCATTAGCTACTTTGGTACAAGCTCAGAATGATATCGTAGCTCTTCGTGCTGCACTGGAAGGAGCAGGCTCTGAAGTTGGTAGAGCACTGCGCTATATTCAGAATATACAGAAAGCACAGCAAGAGAATAAACTTATCAACAGTGTCTTTGGAGTTGGTCCATGCTAAAGGTCAGTGAGAATTGTAAGAAGTTCCTTCAAGACTTTGCTAGGATGCAGTTAGACGCTAAAGCTAACCTACTACCAGGAGAAGCTAACAAAGTATCTTCGGATGTAGTAAAGCTTGTGTCTACTAATCCTACATTGGCTAAGAAGATGCAAGAGTATTACATCAATAGCCTAATCTCTGGTTTAGGTACACCAGTTGTTAACGTCTATTCAGCGTTGTTTAAAAGTGCTATTGCTCCTTGGGAACGAATTATTGAATCTGTTGTTGAGCGTGGTGTTGAAGGTAAAACTATTCGTGAAGGTTTATCAATGTTCCCTGCTCTAGTGACATCGTTCGCTGAAGCATGGAGGTTTGCTGGTAGAGGTTTCCTCAACGGTGCTCCTCTGGATCTAACTTATTCTGTAGCTACAAAAGATCTTAATCAGTTTCTAGAGAACTTTAGAACTAGATCTATTGGTGTAGGAAAGATCACTACTAATGCTGATGGTACTGTTAGCTATATCGAACCATCTAAAGCCGCTGAAGTAGCTGGAGAGATTATACGTACTCCTACTAGGGTGTCAACAGCAGTTGATGAGTTCTCTAAAGCATTCTTTAGACGTATGGAATTTAATGCTCTGAAGTACCGCTATGCCTACGGTATGAGTGATGATCAGTTTCGTAAGATCAACATGAAGAATAATCCAGACGCAACTCCTGAAGAGATCTCCGCTGCTCGAAGAGAGCTAGTTAGTAAGCTTCAAACTATAGACTTAAATGATGAGCAGTGGCTAACTAAAATGAAGATGGCTGGTCTTGAAAAAGAAGCAGTAGACATTGTTGAGTTTGCTAAGAGAAATGTATTTCAAGAAGACTTTACAGATACTTGGTTAGGTTTAGGTAAAATAGGTAAGGGGTTGACAAAGCTTAGAGCTGATGCTCCTTTGTTTTCTTTCATTGTTCCTTTTATCAAAACCCCTGTCAATATCATTAGGGATGCAGTAAAGTACGTTCCTGGGACAGCCTTTAGCTACAAAGATAGTGACCAGTTTTCAAACGTGGTTGCTAAGAATCTTTTAGGGTTAACCGCTATGACTACCTTATGGGGTCTTAGTGATTCTGAAGTCATTACAGGACACCATACTGATAAGGAAAGAGCTACCAAAGAAGCTGCCGGTATACCCGAAATGGCTATCAAACTAGGTGATAAGTGGTATGACTATTCTAGGATAGAGCCATTAGCAACGACACTTGGTTTAACACTAGATGTAATGTCTCGCTACAAAAACCTTGTTCGTGAAGGTAAGGACGAACTCGCTGCAAAACTAGCTGCTCAGTTCTTTGATGTTGCTAAGGATAACATCATTGAAAAGACATTCTTAGCAGGTATTGCTAATATTGTTATGGGTGTGTCTGATTTTGAGAGGTATGGCCCACAGATCCTAAACAATACAGTTGGTTCTTTAGTGCCTGCTGTTGTAGGCTCTGTAGCACGTCTACAAGACCCTGTCAACAAAGAAGTGGATAGTGCTATTGCTTCACTAAAGAATCGTATCCCAGGCTTAAGAGAAGAGTTACCAACGAAGTTTGACATCCTTGGTAAACCTAAGACAGTAGCACCAGGACAAGTACTTGGTTTAGCTGCTAGAGAAGCTGAACAGACACCAGTGCAGCAACTACTTGACAATCCTTACTTGACAATACGTCCAGTGACTAAGAGGATGTACGGTATGGAATTAGATGCTGAACAGCTTAGTCGCTTACGTCAGCTTACAGGTGAAGCTGTGGAGCGAACACTAGCGCCTAGAGTAGATGCCCTTAATCGTATCGAAGACCCTAGGGTTAGAGCTACCAGAATAGAGAAGATTGTAGAAAGAGCTAGAGAAGCTGGACGTAAACAGTTTATGGCAGAGAATATCAGAAACCCTGAATTCAGAGATGCTTTTGTTAAGTATCGTCAAGAGCAACGAGGTGTCTTTAAAGAAGAACTACCTAGATTTGATATAGGGAGGTAATGATGTTTGAACTCATTGGTGCTCTTATCGGTGGTGTCTTTCGTCTTGCTCCAGAGGTCTTAAAGATCTTAGATAGGAAGTTTGAAAGAGAACATGAACTGAAGAAGTTAGATGTTGAAGTCTCTATCGCTAAGATGCAAGCAGAGTTTGCGCTACAGCAGGGACATCAACGTCTACAAGAGCATGAATTAGATGCTATCGGTGAAGCATTCAAACAACAAGCAGAGTCTGACAGTAAGGCTTGGAAGTGGGTAGCATCACTATCTGCTTTGGTTAGACCAGCAGTGACATACTGGTTTGTATTCTTTTATACTGCTGTAAAGGTAGCAGGCTTGTATTTAGCTTTCTTACAAGATGGTATCTGGACTAATGTGCTCATCACAGGGTGGACGGATTTTGATGAGGGTATGTTGGCTATGATACTATCGTTTTATTTTGTTGGTAGGGTATGGGAATCAAAGAAGTAATCGCCATTGCTGAACCACTAATCAAGAGATTCGAAGGCTGGAGAAGTAAACCCTATCTGTGTAGTGCTAACGTCCCCACCATAGGATGGGGATCTACCATGTATGAGAATGGTGATAGGGTTACCTTAGATGATCCTGAGATCTCAAAAGAAAGAGGACAGGAATTGTTCGAACTTGATGCAGAGAGATTCCTACTTCAAGTCTACAAAGCCTGTCCAGTGTTGACGAAACACCATAATAAAGCTGCTGCAATACTTAGCTGGACTTATAACTTAGGACCAGCTAGGCTTAGATCATCCACGATGCGAACAAGAATAAACCAAGAACGATGGGAGGAAGCTGTTCAAGAACTAAAGCGTTGGAATCTTGCAGCAGGTAAAGTAACCAAAGGCCTTGTTCTTCGTCGTGAAGCAGAGGCGACACTATTCCTCCTTAGCCCATCCAACAACAAAGCTAAAGATAGCAATGTTGACAAAGACAAAGAACCCTTCGAGAGGGATCTCCGTTCCGTCCTCGTCAGCTACGACAAAATCATCAGAGTAACAAATCCCTAACATAAACCCTGATAGAAAAGACCAACCCCATATATTCGGCATAGTTTTCCTTAGTGACCTTTATAGACCCCTTTGCAGGGGTCTTTTTTTATTTAGATCTCACACACTCCGGCTACACAGGCAAGCTGCTGCGCACCTTCGACGTTATCATCATTTTCTTTGAGCATATCCCAATTGATGTCTGTAGGCATCTTAGCTAACAAGGCTTCATATTCTTCCTTGCTGCATGTCTCATAAGGAGCCTGCCTATACGTACCCCCATCCATTGGCAGGAATGATACACCAGTACAGATATCAAAGTTGTCGTATACCCAAGCCCCTACAGTAGGCCAATCATTCTCATTGACTGAGATAGTTACTGAAGGTTTATGTTCGCACCAGTGTAGCTGATAGATACGCCATAGGTTAAGATGAGATATAGCATCAACATCATCCCTGGTGATAGCACCTTCAGGAGCCTTCATAGGAAATGAGAACACGGTAGTGCTATCTGGTCTCATCACACAAGGCTCACTAGGAATACCTTGTTCGATCATAAACGCCGTGAGAGGGTCTTTTTTATCTGATCGTACACG